CCTGTTTGTGATAGAAAGTCTGGTAATACTCTTCTTATTTTCATCATAAATTCACCGTCACCTCTTAGTGACGCTCCGCCATCTTGTGTTAGTCCTATATCAAAATCTCCAGATTGTATATTAGCAGTAATTGCAGAAGTTGCACCTTCTTTTATTTGATCTAATCCTTTTTCATGTTCATAATATATTGATGACCCATCTGTATTACCTTGTACATAAGTTGAACTTGTGCTTGCTACATTAGTATTAGCATCATATTGTGATGCGTGTGGTTTACCAAATATAGCAGAGTCAGACCAAGCTGTTCTATCTAATGTGCCTGTAGTCCATATAGGTCTTTGTGGTGACGATTCTATATAATTATAAGTTACAACTCTGTTAACTACATTAGATCCTGAGTTAGGATAAAACCAACTAATCTCACCAAACAAATTATTAAGTCCTGCATTAATGTGTTGTTTAGGAATTGTATTTATATCATCAAAAACATGGTCTTCTACTAAACAAGGTAGAGATTCTAACTGTCCACCATATCTAAAGAAACCATTTTCTGACATCCAATAAGCAGTACCATCAACTTCAACACATGCATTCTTACCAATCAATCCACAGTTAGTACCAACCTGTTCAAAAGCAAATGTAAAAGGTGCTCCAACAAATCGCATAATAAATAATGCTGTATCTGTCCAAACGTAAATTGCATTTCTACCTCTTAGTGCACCAACGATCCGTGATCCATCGGCCAATCTTTGTGTACCAGCACTGTTAGTTGCTGTAGGTGTGTAGTCTGTAATATCTTCTTGAGAAGAAAATCTTATAAACATTTCGTCTTGTGTAGACTTTGTTCCTATAGTTGTTTCTGTACCAAAAAATATTAAGTGACGATCGGGTGTTGATACTAACATATCACGTGATGCAGTTGGTGCACCACTTGCAATTGCTGCTCTAGTTCCTGTAGCATTATTTGCATCTGAATCCCATGTAAAACTTTCACCATTAAATATAGTTGCAACTAAACTATTACCTAAATTGTCTAGTGACCATAAACCAGGATCTGTTACAATGTCACCCGATGCTGCAGCGTTCCACGCAAAAAAGTTTGATGCATCTGTAACAGTTGCACCACTTGAGTGTATTGCTGCCGTGGTCCCTGTTGCACCTCTTGTTAATCCTGATAATGTACCACCACTATTACCGGTATATGTAATTAATTCAGAACCAATTTGTACCGTACCTGATGATGGAAACGATGTTGAACTAGCCATAGTTAAAGATGTAACTGATGCATTTATTCCTGATGATAGTGTTGATGTAAACTGTCCTTGTGCTACACCACCCCATGATCCAAGACCCCAACCAGTAGATGCAACTTCAACTGCTGGTCCAACTGGATAATAATGTTGTACACGTATACCACCAGAAGTGGTTGCTCCAGAACCACCTTCGTTAGAAGGCATAGTTATTGTTAAAGTAGTATCAGTTGGTATATCTGTTACCATAAATTTTATATCTGTAAAATCACCAGATCCAAAATTAGAATTAGTAATACTTGTAAAACTATCTAATAATATTACATCACTTTTATTTATATTGTGTGCTGATGCAAAAGTTAATGTTACAACCGCAGATCCATTTGTTGTAGAAAATGCACTAGTTAAAGTTGTAGTGGCTTTAATTGGATGTATGTCGTAAAAAATACCACCAGAATAAGCATATAATATTCTATTAGTACCTAATGCTGCAAATTTAATTCCTGCTGTATTTACAAAATGGTGTATTGCAGTGTTTCTACCAGTTAAACTTGTAGAACCTAATTGTGCCCAACCACCTATTTTTTCTGGATAACCATATCTAAACCTAACATTATCACCTTCAACCCATTGGCCTTCGCCACCGGTTGCGGTTACTTGTTTATTAAATCCTGGTGCAAATTGTACCTTTTGTAGCATATAGTCCTTATATTACTAAAAGGCCCAGCTTACAAATGAATATCTAGTGCCTTTAGTTGCTTCTTTTACTTCGTGTGGATACATATAGTTTGACGGAAATAAAAGTATATCGCCTGTTTTTAACTTAATTTCTTTGTCTCTGCAATAGAATTCTGACCCTTCGTAGTTTTCATTAAGGTTTGCTACAATAGATACTAATGGCACCCCTTTCATTTTACCATCAAATATACTGTGAATGTGGTCATAGTGTATCCTCATCATAGTACCTACCTCATACTTATTAAATCGTATAGGACTAAACTTTGTAAGCCATGGTCCTTGAGTCTTGTCTCCTGGCCAAGTATGTTTTGTTTGATAAGCATCTAATGCTTTTACTAAATAGGGTGTAATTTTATTTTGTTGTTCTTGTGTGCAAGGCATTACATCTAATTCTTTTGTAGGTTCAGAACTACTTGTTCCTGTAGTATAATTATTCCATGTATGTTTTCTCCATTCTTTTTTATTACATTCATCTATTAAAGCTTCACACACCTCTGTGGGTATATGATTTTTAACATATATATAATCTTCAATTGTGCTCATTTATTATTTTCCTTATATCTAAATGGGTTAAACTATCTTCACTACCTAATATATCAATACTAAATGTATTAAAAGACATACTAATTCTAGGTTCATCTCCCATGTTTATTGGCACACTATGTTTTAGATTAGATGGAAACAATATAAGTTCTCCATCAGTGCATGGTAATAAAAATGTTTCTGAATTTAAATTGTTATATTTTTTAGGATCAAGTTTCATTGCATGTTGTATTGATTTAGAAAAAGATATTGGTGGTAGTTTAGGATCTTGTTTAAAATAAAATACTCCACTAATAATACTATTGGGATGCACATGTTCATGATGTTTAGATCCTTTAGGATTTTTATTTAACCAACATTGTGTAACTACTAATCTTTGATCAGACATTAAAACTTCTTTAGTAAATTTATTTAATGACTCATATATAAAATTTTTTATATTTTTAAATTGTTTGTGATTTAATAAATAAGTATCTTTAGATTTAAAATTACCATTAGATTTTTGTTCAATCCATTCTAATGTATTAATGTGTTTTAGTTCATCAACTAAAGAACCTTCATATTTTGTAATTAAAATTGGTGTAGGAAATATTTGTAATAATTCGTCTTTCATGTATAGGATAATACTATATTATTTTATCCTTGTAAACCACCATGTGAATCTGAAGCTTGATTCATGTTGAAACCTCTAGCCTCAGTTAGATCACCAAAATCTGTTGCGTTACCTGTAGATGCTATTGTTACAAACTCAATTGTATTTGCATATCCCGTTAAACCCATAGATAGTGCTATGGTTTGTGAAGCGGCACCTCCACTATTGTATCCTGCAGCCGATCTATCTCCAAAGTCAGTTGCATTACCAGTAGAGGCGATTGTAAAATAATCTATTTCATTTATATTAGCAGGATTACCTGATCCACCAAAAGTTACAGCTCTTATAGAATTAGAACAACCAGCAGCATAACCCGAAGCACTTTGTCTGTCACCAAAATCAGTTGCATTACCAGTAGAAGCAATTGTTATATAATCTGTCGTATTTGCAAGAGGGTTTCCTGATCCCATAAATAATCCTCTTGTTGACGAGGCTGCTCCAGCAACACCACCTCTTGCTACAGTTAAATCTCCAAAGTCAGTCACATTACCAGCTGCAGCCATAGTTATATATTCTATTATGTTGACAGCAGAAGGAGCTTTACCGCCACCTATTACTCCTCTTGTAGAAGAAGTAAGCATTCCTCCATAACCTTTATTGCCACTTAAATTACCAAAATCAAAAGCATTACCCTGCGTTGACATTTCTATTCCGTCTATTGTATCAGTAAGACTTGGTGCTAATCCTCCAGCACAAAAAGCTCTAGTTAAAGATGAACCGCCCCCACCACTAAATTTTCTAGCGGCAGTTAGATTACCAAAATCCGATGAATTACCTTTTGTTGGAATGTGAATTAACTCAATCTTATCATTTACATATGGACTGGCTGTTGGATCATATGCAGGTGCAAGTGCCAAAACTCTACCTGATCCAGGCATATAGATTACTGATGGACGTTGTAATAAATCATCATCTGAAATTCCTCCATGAGATACAGAAACACCTGCACCTCCAGATGTGTTTGTAGAAGACATGTCACCAAAATCAATACCATCACCTAAACTAGATAAATTCCATTGTTGAACAGTATCTATTCCAGGATGTCCACCAAATAAAAATCCAAATCTAGAATTATCTGAACTTGCCATATTTCTAGTAGCATCCGCTAAATCACCAAAGTCAGTAGCATTTCCTGTTGTAGCAAATGTCACAACTTCCATTGTGTCATCGCCATCTCCACTCAATCCTCCTGCACAAGAAAAACCTCTAGTGCCTGATGAAGCAGTTCCTCTATAAGATGATGCAGCAGTTAAATTTCCAAAGTCTATTGCATTACCAATTGATGCTATTGTTACAAAATCTATAACGTCTAATTGATTAGAACTAGGTGAAGCTCCATCTGTTCCACCAAAAAAAAGTGATCTTGTTGGACTTGAAGTTCCTGTAGTTTGATCTCTAGAAACAGTTAAATTTCCAAAATCTGCATAATTACCAGTAGTAGCTATTGTTCCAAAATCAATCTCATTTCTAACACCACTTGCATTACCACCAAATGTAATTCCTCTTATGTTGTTACCAGTGCTTCCAGCATAACCTCTAGCAACAGTTAAGTCTCCATAATCAACAGCATTACCTGCAGATGTCATAGTAATAAAATCTATGTCAGTTGAATTTCCTCCTGGAACTTCAAAACCAGTGAATATTCCTCGTGTTGTACTACTAGATCCTGTACCAGCAAATGTAGTTCGAATACTTGTCATATCTCCAAAATCTGCACTTTTGCCTGTAGTACTCATTTCAAAAGATTCTATTTTATTTGTATAAGCTGGAGCTGCATAACCACCTGCTATACAAGCTCTTGAACCTCTATGACTTGACCTAAGTATATCATATCGTTCTTTTATATCCCAGATTGCCATTAACTTAATCCTCCGTGTCCGTTAGAACTAATACCTGCGTCTGATCTTGCAGAAAATAAATCTCCATAGTCAGCAGCATTCCCTGCTGAAGCAATGGTTATTTTTTGAATTACATTAGTTACTCCTGGAACAGCACCTCCAGCAAAAAATCCTGATATGTTATTTGATGTTGCTTCCGCTCTTTGAGTGGCAGCTGTTAAATCTCCAAAATCAGTAGAGTTGGCTGTTGTAGCTATCTCTACTTGTTCAATTTTATTTACACTACTACCTTCTTTTCCTCCACCAATAATTCCTCTAGTTGTAGAATTACATCCACCTGCAATATTTCTATTTGCTGTTAAATCTCCAAAGTCCGTAGCATTACCTGTGCTTCCTATTGTAAAATATTCTATTATATTTACTTGGCTGTTGCTGACATCACCACCTGCCACAATAAATCTTGTCTGTCCTCCTACACCAGCTGCGTGTCTTCTAGTCGAAGATAAATTTCCAAAGTCTGTTCCGTTACCTAAAGTAGCTAATGTCACATACTCTACTACATCTACATGGTCTGGATTTGTTCCCCCTGCTGTTAGACCTCTTGTTTGATTACTACCACCAGTAATACCATCTTTAGCTTCTAATAAATTTCCAAAATCAGCACCATTACCCTGACTAGCAAATTCTACATATTCAATTCTATCTGTATCACTACCATCACCTGCCTCACCTCCAGCAAATAAACATCTAGTCGTATTACTCATCGCTGACAACTCATAACTACCGACAGCAAGATTTCCAAATTGACTTGCATTTCCAGCAGTAACCATATTAAATTGTTCAATTGTTGTTTGACCCCCACTAAATCCTCCAGCCTGTAAAGCACGTTGTCCTACTCCAAGTCCTCTTGGTATCGGTGCTATTCTGGTTCCTTGATACCCATCATTTAAACCACCGTGTGCAGCAGTATTACCCATAACACCACCTTTGGCCGCTTGTGCATCTCCAAAATCTGTAAAAGCTCCACCTGTTGTTATATTAAATTCGTCTATTACATTTGAAGTTGATCCTGTATCTCCAGCAGCAAAAACTCCTTTTACAGAATTTGATAATCCTGCCATGTATCCTCTTGCTACGCTTAAATCAGCATAATCAATTGCATTACCTTGAGAAGCAATAGTTACTTTTTCAACAGTATCATATGGTTCTTGTCCACCGCCAAATGCAGCTATTGTTGAACTAGATACTCCTGCGTTTGCTTTTGTAGTTTGATTTAAATCTCCAAAATCTGTTGCGTTACCTGTTGTTGAGATAGTTACAAAATCAATCACATTAGTAGCATCCGATGGTTGACCACCAGCTGTGACTGCTCTAACAGGTGAACCTGCACTTGAAGGTAATCTTCTAGCTTGTGTTAAATCTCCAAAATCTGTTGCATTACCTGTTGAGGCCATCTCAATAAATTGAATAACATTTTGAATATCCGGAGCTTGTCCGCCTGATACTATTCCTCTAGTAGAACTTGATGTACAACCCATTCCATAACCTGCAGCTAATATATTTCCAAAATCTGCAGCATTTCCAGTAGAGGCAAAATTTATATAATCAATGACATTAGAATCACTTGGTGTTTGTCCTCCAACAAATATACATCTAGTAAATGAACCAAGTCCACCGCTTTTACCTCGTCCTACAGATAAATCTCCAAAGTCTGTTGCGTTACCAGTTGTAGCTAAAATTATTTGATCAATAACAGTTCCACCTGCTGGACCAGTATAACTACCACCATAAATTCCTTTGGTGCCTGCGTTACGCCAATAGCCACCCGCAACAGCATCATGAACTTCTTTTAAAGTCCATACGCCCGAACAATCATCGAGTTGTGGGTAGTTAGCCATTTAAATTCCTAACTTATTTTTTTAGCCCAAATACCATTTGCTGCAGTAGTTTGATTAAAATCTACTTCATTACCATCTGCATCTCTATCTTTCCATTCAGATGTGTAAGTATCTAAATAAGATTTAATTGCTGCTGCATTTGCTAATTCACCTAATCCAGTTTCACTTGATCCATTAACCGTTGCACCAATTAAATCCCAATCTTGAGGAGATGCATTACTATTTGCTTTTGGATAATATCCACCATCTTCAATGTAAGTTGGAATAGTTCCACCACTAGTCAAATTATATTTAATTATTTTATTTGCCATTTGTTGTATCCTTATTATCTATTAATTTAGTGTTAAGCGACTCTTCGTCGTACAGCTTAAATCCTCTACGTTCTGCAAACTTATTTGCATCTTTAGAAAATTTAGCCGCGCACGCTTCTAACCATTGCATGGTCATTTCATGAGTAGGCGCTTTGCCTTCAGCCATCATATCGTTTTCCATTTTAAGATATGCATAAATTTCAGCTTGTGCCTGTGCACTGTTTATACCCATATCGAAGAGATAAATCAAGTTCCCTTCATCAATAACTCCACCCCTAGCTCTAGCTGCATTTAAGGCCTGTTTCATACAAGTCATGACATGATAGTTAGCTTCTTCTTTTTCATACTCTTCTTCAGTAATGTCCTCTTTACCTAATTTTTTAAGTATGCTTTTGTATTGATTAGTAAAAAAATTCATCTTCCTAATAGCACCTGTAATAGAGTTTTGAATATTATTCATATTGACCTGTATCTCAAGAATTTCTGTTTCAAGTAATTCTTTTTCAAACTCAGTCATATCTAAATCTGTTTTAAGCTTATGTTCTTTTTCTCTAAGCTCTATATCTTTTTTTCTCATCTTAAGATGAGCTTCTTCTAAAGCCATTCTAGTTTTATCAATCTCAGCTAATGTGTGTTTAACTGATCTTATAGGTGTAATTGCTGTAACATCTAACATAACACCCATAAACTGTGAGTGTGATTTATAGAAGTTTGAACTAGATTGTTTTATTGCTGGCAAAGTAGTGTGAATATTATCCAACATTGCTTTGTATTCTTTTTTAACTAGTGGTGAGTTTGATATTTCTTTTATTATTAGATCTTTATTTGACATTTATATTTCCTCCCAGAAATTGCATTGTTTATATTTTTCAATGATATTTTTTGGTATAATACTATACGCATCATACTTTTCTTTATAGTTGCTTATAGCACCAGTTGTTAGTGTATGCAACCCATTGCCGACTATGGTATCATCGTAGCCCATGTCGTTTATTTTAAATTGACCTATATTATTAAAGTCATGTTTAAATTTTGGTATGCCTAAAAAATTATAAACACCATCTATTGTGTTTTCTGTATCTTTTACAAGGTCATTAAATTTTACTATGTGATATATTTCTTTAGGTTGTTGATTTATTAAATGTTTTATACCTATTAATTCTTTTACAATTTGACCGTCTGTATTCATTAGCATATCACATTTTTCTTCTACGGTTTTAGCTTCATATTGATTAACAAATGCAGTAGGTTCTCTATTAGACCAATCAATAAATGAACCTAATACTTCTATTATATCTCTAACAAGAATTATAATTTTTATATTAGATTTTGTTTCTTTTAAAAATTTTAAATTAATAGGTACACCCCAGGGTGCTCTGTCTATTATATAATCTTGTTTCCAATCTTTATAATAATTTTCAAACACAGTTTTTGCTACATTATTAAATGATTTATGATCAGGATAATTTTTAAATATATCTGTGTGTTTGAGCATAAACAGTTCACCCATTATATCAGCGCATATACTATTTGCTGTTGCCGCAACGTTGGGGTTTTGATTCATAATAGAACCAAAAACTGTGTTTCCTGCTCTAGGTAATCCGTTAAGGAAAAATATTTCTTTCATGTATGTAGTATACTATATAATTTTAACTAAGTCCACCATGACCATTTGATATACCATTAAATCCTAAATGTCCTCTTGCAACTGTAAGATCACCAAAATCAGTTGCGTCACCTGCTGATGCCATTTCTATAAAATCTATAACATTACTGTTTCCAGGTGCAAGTAATCCTCCCATAGCAACACCTCTTTTGTAAGTAGAACATCCAGCTGCATATTTTCTAGCAACTGTTAGTTCACCAAAGTCAACAGCATTACTTAAATTATTTGGGTTTATAACATCTATATCTTTTGTTAAAGCGTCTATAAAACCTCCAGCAAATAAACATTTATTATCTCCAGACATAGTAGCACCTGCTCTTTTAGCTGATGTTAAATCTCCAAAGTCAACAGCATTGCCTGTAGATGCTATTTCTATTACATCAATAACATTTAAATCTCCTGCAGGAATATTGTATCCACCACCAAAAAGTCCTCTAGTTTTATTTTGCATTCCACCTAAATAAAATTTTTCTCCTGTTAAGTTTCCAAAATCAGCAGCGTTACCTTTTGTAGCAATTGTAATAAAATCTATAACATCTGTATCACTCGGAGTATAACCCCCACCAAAACATCCTCTAATTTCATTACTTAATCCACTTCCGCCATAATTAGCTACAGTTGAATCACCAAAATCTGCAGCGTTACCTGTTGTAGAAATAGTTATAAAATCCATAACATTATTAGAATCTCTTGATCCAAAAACTCCTCTAGTATGACTAGAAGCAGTCCCACTCATTTGTCCTTCAACAGTTAAATCACCAAAGTCTGTAGCATTACCAGTTGACATTATTTGTATAAAATCAATTACAGTATCTGTTCCAGGCGCAGAACCGCCTCCTGTTATTCCTCTAGTACCTGCGTCTGGATATTTTGAGTTTTCGGGACCTTTAATTCTATCTTTATATATGTCGGATATAGACCAGATTCCTCTGGCATTGGTTCTATCTGGATAACTATTTCCCATAGTTTAATCCTCTAATCAGCTAATGCTTCGTATGATGTTACAAATTCTATTGTTGAACCTGCTGAAGCACCGCCTCTAATAAGATCGGTTTCTTCTAAGTAAAATGAATTAGTTTTATCTATAATATCGACTGCAGAGTTTGCAGGCACTGTGATTTCGTTAGCTATTTTTTTGTGTGTGCCACTTTTTTCAATATCAATTGTAACTGTTGCATCGTTGTCTGTTACATTTGTAACTCTAAATACATTTATTTTATATACATGTTCAGCTTCACCAGTTAACAAAGTTGTTGTTAAAGTTGTTGTTAAATCACCAAGAATCGTTTCTGCGTGAATTGTTGCTACGTTTACTATATTAGGTATTGCCATAATCTATTCCTTTTATCCAAAAACTAACGCCATTGCAATAGCTTTTCCTGTTGATGCAGCGCTAGAATTAGCGTTTACATATGTTATTAATCTTGAAGCTGCTGTTTTTCTGTTAGTTCCACCTGCTCCATTATCTATTATAAATAAATCAGCATCTACAATATCTTCTCCTATATCTGTTCCACCATCGATATCTAAATCTGCTAATGCTAAACTTCCATCTGGAAATACAGGGGTTGCTTGAAAAGTTGCAACTCCACTAACATTTAATGTACCATTTAAATCTACAGCTGTAGCTGTTAAATCTATTTCATCAGTTGCACCAATAGATAATACAGTAGCACTAGAACCTTGTATAAATTGACTAGCATCATTAAACATAAGTTTATTTGTGCTATTTAAAGTTAATCCAGTGTCATTAGTATGTGTTAGGGTAGCATCAGAACCTGCACCAAAAACAAGAACTGCTGAGTCAGATAATAATTTAAGGTCATTACCTATTATTGTATCTTTAGCTACACTTAAACCACCGTCTGTTTGTAATGATCCATCTGTTGTGCTTGTAGCATCTGTAGTGTCATCTGTTTTTACAATTCCACTTGCAGTTATGGCAGCAGTTGTAGTTGCACCTGCAACGTCAACAGCTCCAGAAAAATCTCCTGTTGCTGCATCTATTTCACCTGAAATAGTAAAATTTCTAATTCCCGTATAATCTTTGCTTGAATCTAATATAACTGCTTTACTTGCTACAGCTGTACCAACAGCCGTACTACCAATATCTAAAGCATTAAGTTCACCTACAACAGCAGTAATACCATCTAAAGCATTTATTTCTGTTGCAGTAGAAGTTACTGCTACGTCTTCATTTATCTTAGGACTTGTTAAAGTTTTGTTTGTTAAAGTGTCTGTTGATACAAGTGATACTAAAGTTGAACTTGCACCAGCGGGTAGTGTAAGTGTATTTGTAACAGCTGCACTATGTGGTTGTGCAATAACTTTTTGTCCATGTGAATTAGATTCACAATTAAATACTATTGCTCCAGAATTTGTATTACCTCTTACAACAACTGTTCCAGTACCATTAGGAGCTAGGTCAATAGTTGCATTAGAAGTGGTAACAATATCTGCACCATTCATATCAAGATTACCACCTAGTTGAGGTGTGCTATCTTCTGATACATTTGATATGGCAGCGGATGTAGCTAGTCCTGATACAACAGTTGATCGTGCAACTTTTTTAAGACCACCACCTGAAGTATCTACTGCTAAAAATACATCGTCATTAGCAATAGTTGATATTTCAGATAACGATGTTGCTGCTATTGAATTAAAGTTTGTACCATCTGCAACTAATAAATTACCTGCAGTGTTTGTACCCATAGTAATATCATCACCTGATACAGTAAGGTCACCAGCGACTGTAACGTTTGCACCACTAAATGTTAGTGCAGTTGTAGTTCCTGATTTAACAATTAAATTACCAGAAGAGTTAGTTAATGATCCAAAAGTAGTACCAGCATCTTTTAAAAATACATCAGCACCATTAGCATCTAATATAATATCGCCTTCAACATCTAATGTAAAATCTCCAGCATCAGATATTGTACTTCCATTTATTGTAATATCATCAACTGTTAAAGTTGTTAAAGTTCCTAATGATGTAATGTTTGACTGCGCTGCAGTAGTTACTGTTGCTGCAGTTCCAGAAACA